GTAAAAATTTTTGTTGACCATTAATTTTTTTGACAACATAACGGGCTACATAGGCCGCAGACTCAAAGGTAAGGTCGCCAACAAGGCAATGACCCTTACCCCAACACTTAGCAAGCATATCTGAAGTAAATAAATCGCCAGATTTCTGCTTTTTAAAAAGAACCTTATCAGGAAAGCCATAACCAAAGATGAGAGCGTGATAGTGAGGACGACGGGTTTTGTCGCCATATTCGCCACAGTGGAAGAAACGAATTTTCAGAGGCTTAACACGATGACGCAAACGCTTCATAAATATCTGAAAATGAGAGACATCTAAAGAGCCGTCTTTGGGGAGATGTTCAGGGTCATAAGTAAGAGTGATAAAAGAGTTAAAAATATGAAGTGAGGCTTCATGATGACAGCGCATAGCCCATTGACGCGAATACTCAAGACGACAACCAATACAACGACCACAAGGGATTTTTAAACCAGATAAAGCAATATTTGCAGAATCAGAAAAGCCAGAGTGAGGAGGAGAAAAGAGAAGAGGACCAGCATGGTCAAAAGGATTACGATACGCCTGAATCGGGGAATAGCAGGCCATAATCTAAAAAGGAACATCACTAGGAAACAAATCAAGAGCAGAATTAAAACGCAAAACATCAACACGATATTGCTTACAATGTTCGCAGCTGCAATCAGCAACAAAGTCATCATAAAATAAATCAGTACAAATTCCCTGCTTTTTATACTCAGCGCGCGCTTTAGCGCGTGCTTTCAAAACAGCAAGACGTTGATTTTGGGCAACAGTAAGATTAAAGACAGAATTAATCATAAGACAATACCTCCACGAGAGAGCGATATATGATTACGATGATGAGTACGGGTCCCAGAACGAAAATTACGGCGAGAACGACGCTTAGATAGATGAGAACGAGCAACAGAATGACGACGATGATGACGGCGAGTAGAACGATGACGACGATGACGCATAGGATATCTCCTTATATTAAAATTTATTGGGAACCACGACGGCGTTTAAGATATGAACGAGAAGAAGGGGATTTACGCATATCCCTTTCCCATTTCTTATAATCTAAATCAGAACGACGTTTAGAGGAAGTTTTAGCCTTACGAGGCTTATAGGAACGAGGTTTATTAAAATAACGACGAACACCTTTATAGGCAGAATAGGCAGAAGAGCCAAGACCACGAATAGCTTTAGAGGCAACAGGAATCATTCCAACACCTGAACCATAAAGTTCAGACTCAAGTTTAGCCTGATTTTGATGATCTTCAACAATTGTAGCCTCAGCATTAGTCTTACGAGTTTGAGCAATCATCAAAGCATTAGAAACAGCAGAGCCATAAGACTTAGCAAAATCAGGAGTCTGAGCCATAGCACCGGCACCAGTAGGAGCACCAGCATTTTTAGAAGACAAAATAGGGTTTAAACCAGCATTTCTAAGGTCAGCAATCTCACGAGTGTGAGCGGTATTTGACATTTGAGTTTGCCACGCTCGTTGTTCACGAGCATTTTGCTGAGAGACCTGAGCAGACTTTTTGGCACCATAAGCGCCTGCGGCCGCGGAAGCAAGTGCACCAATAAGTTGAAACCAAGCGCCAAAAAGGAAAAAATAATCAAAGTCAGCAAGTGAGGAAATATGAGACACTAGAAATTGGACATGCCACCAGGAACGCCATACGTTGGAAGAGGACGAGCACAAATTAACTTAAAGTAACAATCAAAGATAAAAGTAGGTTCAGAAGGAACAGCGACGACACGGTCAAACGGGGGTTGATCCTGAACAAAACCAAGACTTAAAGAAGGGCGGGAAGAGAAGAACTGTGATAAATGCCAAGCGTCAAGGCTACCAGAAGAAGAACTCCGCAACTTCCCATGTATAGAAGAAGGCTTGTAGCGATACTCAGCATGACGCTCTTGATAACCAAAGACTTTATCATCATCAGAATCGCCATTATAATAAATTTCCTTATTAAGTACAGCCTGCTCACCAAGATGCGCGAAGGCAGGCCAATAGAAGTCAAAACGAGTTTTGCGAGACCACATGCGATTAATACCTTGGGAATAAGTGAGGTCAGCACGAACAACCATATAACCAAGAACATGTCCATGTTCGGTAAACGACTTCTTAAATCCGTGCCCATGCAATTCGGCAGTACCGAATCCAGACAGATTACCTTGGGGCGAAGTAGAGTTAGTATTAGAGGTTTGAGCAACTTGGGAAACATCAAGACGGGAATGGCCGCCACCGAGATATTCGGGACGTTGCAAACGAGAATCAGGAGAGACAACACCAAACTGAGATTTAATAATCTCAATATAACGAGTACCACCACGAGCGTCACGCTCAAGCATACGCTGGACAGCAATGGCTTCACGGAGAGCATTTACGGTAGTATGAACTGAGCCAGTAAGAACTGAAGTAGATTTAATATCTAAACCATCGGCATCAGGAGCATGATATAAAGTTTCATGCACAAGTGCTTCACGGTCAAATTTAACATTCCAATCATTGGCTTTAGAACCAAAAACACCTTGGCGACCCGTATCAGTTTCAAAATGGAAGGCATGACCAAAAGGGTAATTAGGAACTGAAGTAGTAGTAACTGCAAGATTACCAGTATCGGCAATAAACGAAGCGGTGCCCTTCTGGGGCCACGGCAAACAACCAGTAAAGTAATCTTTACGCTTACGAGAGCGCTCAATATTATAATCAGATTGAGAATCAGGTCCATCATTAACAGGAACAGCAAGCGAAGGCTGAAGATTTTCATCACGAAACCAATCATTAAAGATAAGATTATGAGAACGGAATGGCAAAGCAGAAACATTCATAGTTTTGCCAAGAGGTAAACCAAAATAGTCAGCAACAGAATTCACTTCAGGCTTAACAGCAATCAAAGGGATATTATAATCAGTAGAATCGCCGGGGTTATCTTGTTCTCCATTGAAACGCTCCCAATTATTCCAAATTAGACGATTTGGAACAAAAAAGAAATGAGTACTAATATGGACATTATCCATTATTGGAAAAATTGGAGTAGAAAGACGACCAAAAGCAATAAGCCGACAATTAAAAGTGTCACCCGGGAGAACTTCATCGACAAATATAGGAACAATAAGACCGGCATCACAAGTAAATTTAGAGCCATGTGACCGGTTAAAACTAGAACGGTCAATATTAGCAGAAGGGACTTTATCAAAGTCATGAGAAGCGCCATATTTTCTACTCATAAGTATGATCCTTCAAAAATGAACCAGAAACAACTTGACGAAGATTAGGGAGAGACTCAAACAAGCCAGAATCAGCATTAAAAGAACCAACCTCAAACAAAGTAAAGTCACCAGCATAAGCAGGAGAAATAGCACCAGTGACATGAATAAGTTTATGGAAATCACGAGTGGCAACAGTTTCGTTAGGGGCAAAGAAAGGCGAAGAGTAAAACTCAGCCTTAGAATCGTACAAAGTATACATAATTGATGATGACATAATAAAATCCTATTGTTGTTAAAGTAAATACATTATACCACAAATAAATACAAATAAATACAAATAAATAAATAAACTTAAAAGAACATTTAAAAAATAGTAAAAAAAGGACTGAAAACTAAAAAAGTGGTCAGTCCACACAATTGCATCAAGTGGGCAATTGTGTAGTTGCTGGCGCAACTGCCTCCTTAACAGGAGGCGTAGGAGGCTTATCCTGAGGTTTTAAATTCTCAGGAGGGGTAGAAGCAGGCTTAGTATCAGAAGTATCAGATTTAGTAGGCTCAGAAGGCTCAAACAAGCCTAATTCAACGGCTTCATTAGCGTTAGCAGGGTCGGACATAAATTTTAACAATTCAGCAGGTTTGTTATTAAATTTAAAACGAACTTCAGCGGGTAAATCTTCAAACAAAGAATGAGCCTCCGCGACATGATTTTGCATAGTCTCAAAATCGGGGTAGTTACTTAAATCTAAATACTGAGGCGGATGCTCAGGAGCCAAAGACTCAGGGTCAAGCATAGCACGAGCAACAATAACATTAATATCACACGATTCAGCATGATGTTGTTCAGTTAGGCCATCAGGAAAATCATGCTTGGCAAAGGAAGTAGAACGATTATATATAGAGTAAATCTTGGGTGCTTTCATGGAAAATCTCCGGTTTAATGATAAAACAAGAAGTATACACGCCTTGGAGCATTATACCAAACGGAAAACCGAGGCGCGAAGCGCCAATAATTCAAGAAGAAGAACAATACTCTTTACAAGACCACATAATATGAGAACCAGATAGTAAAACTTCAGGATCAAGAAAAGCAACATAACGCTTACGCTTGCAAATACGACAAATCTTACGAGTCTTTGCAGGATAGTGAATAGTAAATTTAATAATAG